ATCTAGAGATGCCTCGTTTAACTCTAGGTTATCGTCGTTAGGGTCAACCACAAAAGTCATTGGGTGCAAGTCTACTTCACCCTCTGACCCCTGCTTCTTATCCTCACTACGGCCACGCCAAACGTCAGGCACATAGAACTCAGGCTCATCATCAACATAACGACGACTGATCTCATTCCAACGTAGGAACTTATGTTTCACCAGTTGCCTAGCGACAAAGATGGGGGCCTTGATATGGAAGGATGCGAAGGCATGACCAAAAGGGCTGATGTGCTTATGCTTGGCTAGGTACTTGATTAGCTTGGTATCACGTTCAGCTAGGGCATTATCCGCATAATCACCAGATGGGTGAACTCGTAGTTCGAACTCACTCTTCTTGCCAAAGCTAACCCGTGCAGCATTAACTACTGATAGGTCACTGCCCATGTGGTCTACATATGTTGCTTTAATTTGTGTCATTAGGCTCTCCATAACTTCTTTTTACGTTTAATTCGTACTTTAGTCTCAGGCAGAAGGTCTAGGCGAGCCTTAAAAACTGGCTGATGTACTTGCTCACCCTTACCCTTTGATATTTTACCCAGAGGTACAAGTTCTTTAACCATTAGAATGGAACCTTTCCGTTTGCGTCTCTGGGGTCATTGAAGTAATTCTTAACGAGTAGGTCTGGGTAAGTGTGCTTAGTGCCAGTGACAGCCTCTAGCTCCTGTACCATAGTTGCTGGTAGGATACCTATGTCTCGTAGTTGCATCTCTAGTTCTAGTGTCATCGTCTTATCTCCCTGCGGGTGCTGTGTAAAATACGTGGTCACCTATGCGACCGTCTAAGTGGTAGTGATTCGCCCAGTAGGGTGAGACATAAGTAGCATGATAGTGGGTACTTGTCAAGCCTAATCTATCACCTTTTATAACTAATTTAGCTATTTTCTCAGCTATAACAATGGCTTGTACACCCTCAATTCCCTTAGTGTACTTACGGTAGTTGTCCGACATTCCATCGTGGGTGAATGAGAACTGGTAATCTTGGAACACGACACCACAAATTCCATCGGGCCATCGGTTACTTTCCACCCTATTCATTACGACATCAGCTACGGCCCTCTGGCCGTCTATTGGCTGATCTCTTGCCTCAAAGAATATAGCTGCCGCTAGGCACATCATCGGTGTCATTTAAGACCTCCTAACCAGTGGGTTACGTCATCGTGCGTATCATCAATCCCCATTAGTTAATCTCCACTACAGCGTCTTCGTGAAAGCACTTCCAGCTACTCTCAGCGACAGAATAAATAGGAACATACCCGTTAGCCTTCATTGTTTCACTGATGACACGACCCTTAGCATTGCCAAGGATATGTGATGCTGGGCGGAACAGTCCGTTTACCTTACGTTCGCTACCGTCCTTCTTGATGAAAGTAACGCTGGCAAACTTAGTGCCACGAGACTTAATTATATCACGTACTGTTGTGTTATTCATTGTGTTAGTCATGGTAGTTCTCCGTTTTAATTATTCGCTATAGGTACTGTACGCTACAAAAGAATCATAGTCAAGTACTTTTAACTCTTCTTTGCAAGTATTGTTAAGCTCTTCTGCTTTAGCCATAGCTTCAACCCTTGTATACATCTTACCAGTCTTAAGTGGTAGGAACTTAGGTTCGTCGTGATCTTCTACGTTTAGCATTGCGACAATATAGTTTTTCATGTGGTATCTTCCTTTAAGGTTATTGGTATTATTACTGTTAGTGTACTTTGTTTTTATTGTCAACAGGGCTACTAGACCAAGACTTAATTGACATCCAATCAAAGTTGTAGTTATTTCCTATGTGGTCAACCGCAGCCCAGTATTCTGCTGCCTCTCTCGACATCTCATCCCATGTCCATACGCAGGGGATATTACCTAGACGGAAGGTCTCAACCTTACCACAGTGGAACATCATCTCGACATCTACATCAATCAGTAGGACAGTGTAACGATCAGTCATTAGCGAATCTCCTGTGCTATTGCATCAAATACTTCTTCAATACCAAATCTATTCTTAACAATCGTCTGCTGAACTACATCCACCACAACATTTGCCCAGAGCATAAGCATACCATCAACTACGGCTTTTTGCATAGTACTCTCAGAAGAAAACCAATACACCAAGTTTTCCTGTTTTATTTTGTAAATCACCCTCTAATCTCCTTTGCTATTGTTTCACTGTATACCACCATAATTCCCACGGTGGGGTGTTAACTTATACGAATCACCGTACTTAATTCCCTCGGTGGGGTCAAGGGTCATTTTCCACTGGTGGTCTCTAATTCCCTCGGAGGGGTCATTTTCCACTGGTGGGGGGTCACTCTCATTTTCCACTGGTGGGGGTACGTGTGACAATTATGCAACTGTGACATTTTGGCAACACTTGGTGGAAGACATATTTGCAACACTTGACTCTGTTCGAAAAGTAATGTGCGACAATTATGCAACTGATTCGCTATAGCCGTCCTCTCCACCTTTTGCGACTGCGATTCGTGAAAATCTGGCCCTGAGTCATATAGTTTGGTGGACGTCAACCCCCCTTGTGACGTTTTGGGATTACTCTTTAGCATTGCCCCCGTTTTGGCGTTGCTTTTCTAGTAACTCTTTTAAGTGTTCTTTAAACATTGTTTGCCGTCCTTTATAATCAGCGTTACAATGGTATTGTTATAAGCGACCATATATATAATGACAACCCCATAAAATAATCTAATTTTGTACGTTTTACCTATTGCGAATCGTTTTGGGTTATTGCATAAAGTAGTTATTGAAACGCTGATAAGGAAATCACAACATGTCACAACGCAAACAAATCAAACGCCGCAACGAAAACCTAAAACTGGCTTTTGTTGTTCTTATGTCAATTCCAGCAATCGCTTCCGCCGTTGTGATTGCCGCCGCCGTTGGGGGTACGTTCTAATGTTAGCAGCTTTCGCAATCGTTGCCGTATCTTTCGCAATCCCCCTATCAATCGCAATCTGGTTTAATACCTAATTGACAACCGCCACCGAATCGCTTATAACATACTTATTGAAACGCCGATAAAGGAAACGACAACATGTCACTATTCGCAAAAATCACTCTTTTAGCATACTTCGGGATCGCTTGCTATTGCTTAGGCAAGTTTACATATCTCAATCAAGATGGCGCTGGAATCTTCGTGCCTCAAGTTGGCGGCTATTACGTTTCCTTTATTGAGGGGTCAAACTGATGGCACGTCAAACAATCATTCTATACCGTGGCCCTAGTCTTATTAATGGCAAGCCTATTGTGGCCCTTGCGCAATCCGAGTCTACCAACTCAAAGACTGGCAACATGGTGCAAACCTTTATCTTGTCGGATGAAATGGACCCGTTAACTGCAAGCCGTACTGGTGCTGATGAATCTATTTGTGGCGCTTGTCCACATAGAGGCACAGCAAACGACAACGACAAAGGCCAAGCGACAAATAGAACGTGCTATGTAACACTAACCCACGCCCCTCTTGGCAAGTATAAGGCACTGAAAAAGGGCGTATATGGTAACGCCGTGGCAAGCCGTCAAGAGATTGTGGCGTTTGGTGCTGGCAAGGGCGTCCGATTAGGTACGTATGGCGACCCATGCGCCGTAGATAGTAGCATATGGCAATCCCTGACAAGCCGAGCAGAATACCAAACTGCATACACTCATGGCGCTGTTAACCCATGGCCGCAAGGTATTATGACAAGCGCAGACAACGTGCCGCAAGCGCAAGCCGCTTGGGACAAAGGCGAAAGAACATTCCGAATCGTTGCCAGTGTTGCCGATATTATCAAGGGCAAGGAAATCTTGTGTCCTGCTAGTGAAGAAGCTGGACGTAAAGCAACGTGTGCCACATGCAAGTTATGTGGTGGCGCTAATATCAAGGCCAAGAGTGTGGCAATACCTGCCCACGGAACAAGCAAACGGAAAGCGAAGGAGTTAGTAGCATGACATACCGTATTGAATTATCAAGCCAAGGCGGCAAGCCATACGCATACCACGAACGCCCTAACCTTATGCAAGCGCATGACCTAGCCAACCGCCTACGCAAGCGCCATGCAACGCTTACAATCACAGTGAAGGAGTCAGACAATGGATAACGACACAAGAGTATATTTCACCATTATGTCAGATATAGAGTGCGAAACTGACATGAGTATTGAGGGTGTGAGTCTTCCCTGCGTCATGTTAGACGGCAAGTTGAAGGGTTTCGAGATTGTGTTGCAACGTGATTTCATTCTTAGGCGATTGAAGGAAGAACAGGGAGAGTCAGTTGGTTACATAGGGCGCTTTGGGAAGGTAACGGCAAAATGATTAAGTATGAAGTAAGAGTGTATGAGGATGGTACTAAGTTTTGGTTCTTAAAAGATAATCGTCATCGTGTAGATGGCCCTGCCATTGAGTGGGCTAGTGGTACTAAGGAATGGTACTTGAACGGTAAGCGTCACCGTGAAGATGGTCCTGCTATTGAGTATACCGATGGTGATGAGTCTTGGTACTTAAAAGGTGAGTATCTTACAGAGGAAGAACATAAAGCTAAGACTATCCCTACTGTAGAGATGACTATGGAGGAAATCTGTGAGGCCCTAGGTAAAAACGTAAAGGTAAAACGAAATGATTAAGTATGAAGTATTGGTAGATGTTGATGGTACTAAGCGGTGGTTCCTATACGATAAGCTTCATCGTGAAGATGGCCCTGCTATGGAGTGGGCTAGTGGTACTAAGGAATGGTACTTGAACGATAAGCTTCATCGTGAAGATGGCCCTGCTATGGAGTTTGCTAATGGTACTAAGTGGTGGTACTTAAACGATGAGCAACTTACAGAAGCAGAGCATAAAGCTAAGACTATCCCTACTGTAGAGATGACTATGGAAGAAATCTGTGAGGCCCTAGGTAAAAACGTAAAGGTAAAACAACGTGATTAAATATGAAGTAGGTGCTAAGAGTTTCGCTTACCTTACCCAATAGGTTTTCTAAGTGTTGGGGTCGTGGGTTAAATCTTGCGACTCCAATGTGTTACGTGGTGTTATAATGTAACAACAGGGGCAGAATGTTATAATGTAACAGTGGCGAATCATATATAGGTTGTGGGCGACTCGCTCTCTCTCTGTCAATGTTTTCTTTTGTAATACCAATGCTTTATGCCAATGTGTTGCACAAATGTCACACTAATGAGATGGTTTAATGTTAAACTACTTTAGAATCATCACGAATTGTTACAACATGCAATAAACCTACGTCAACCCCTTGACTTTATCGTGGGACCCTCCAGATCATACGAGGGTGATTCGTTGCGGCCCGTTAACACCATATATATCCAAAGGAAAGATTTACTTTTAGGTTTACCAGAAAAATAAAAATAAGCTACTCCCCCACAATGTTTCACGCCAATGTTTCACACCAATGATATAAGCCAATGTGTTGCAAAAATACAACAAACGACAAAATAATGACGTATTACCTAAACTTTCTTTCTTTAGATTTCAACCACTTAGAAATTAGTTACCATTCTACCTGTTACAAACTGTGATTTATGTCCCTATAGTATAGTAGAGAGAGAGATACTTAAGTATTAACTATAGTATTTCACTACTAATTATTAACTGGTAAGTAATTGAACTTAAGTTTTGAACATAAGTTATTTCTATTAGTTATTGATACAACTAGATCAACCAAGACGTATGTGTACAACTTAAGTTTACTGCTACAAGGTCTTGCCGATGATCTTAAAGTATTTATTGTATTGTCGTTATGTAGTGTAGAATCTGTTCTACCCACTTAAGTTACCTTTTTATTGTCGTTAAGCCCGTAGGGCGGGAACCATCATCATGGCTGAACAACTTAAATATAGTAAGCTCGTAGAGAAGCACATCTTGGAGTGTATTCAAGGTGGTATTCCTATTCGTCAGATGATTGCTTCTATGCAGCACCTACAGGAAGCACCTAAGTCTTTATCTACTATGTACAAGTATTATGGGTCGTTCATTGAGATGGAACGTGCTAAGATTAATGGTGCTGTAGGTAAGCGTGTAATAGACCAAGCATTGTATGGTGACGTACAGGATGGCATTACATGGAAGAGCCAAGAGTTATTCTTACGCTCTAAAGGTGGATGGTCTCCACAGAATACAGTTAACGAAGTTGACCAAGAGACTGATCCCGAACTTGATGTCTCAGCAGCAGATCAGCTTATGAACCTTTTAGGATTTGATACTGATGAACCCGACCCAGAAGAGAATAACGGCTGATACTCTTAGACAGCTACCACCAGCTAAGGTCAAACAGCTATTCACTCAGCTAGGACCAGCTAAGGTAGACGAGTTACAGCATGATTGGTCGTTCTGGGGTAGAGACGCACAGTTTCCTCCTACTGACAATGAGTGGAATACATGGTTAATCAGTGCTGGTCGTGGTTTCGGTAAGACACGTTGTGGTGCTGAGTGGGTACGACAACAAGTCAAGGATGGACATAAGCGTATAGCTTGTGTAGCATCTACTAACTCTGACATTGAACGTGTTATGGTTAAGGGTGAGAGTGGCTTCTTATCGGTATGCTGGAAGCATGATAAAGACAACAAAGGTAAGCATATGGGCTTTCCTGAGTGGTCACCTACCAAGCGGTCCTTAAGTTGGGCCAATGGTGCAAAAGTAGAATTTTACTCGGCTGAAGAGCCTGAGCGTTTACGTGGTCCACAGTTCTCCGCTTCATGGTGTGATGAGCTTGCTGCGTGGAACAAAGATATAGACACATGGCAGATGCTTCAATTCTGTCTACGTCTAGGTAAGCACCCTAGAGTGTGCGTTACAACAACCCCCAAACCTACCAAGTTAATGCGTGAGTTACTTAAGAACCCTAAGACTATTGTTACAAGTGGTTCTACGTTTGATAATGCTGCTAACCTAGCTGATACATACCTTGTTGCTGTTAAGGAGCAGTACGAGGGAACACGTATTGGTAGACAAGAACTTTACGCTGAAGTCCTAGAAGAAGCTGAAGGCGCTCTGTGGACTACGGCTATGTTAGATGATAATGCTATTAAGCATGAAGACTTGCCTGACTTAGCTCGTATTGTCGTTGCACTTGATCCTGCTGTTACCTCTAACGCTGAGAGTGACATGACAGGGATTGTCGTTGCAGGTATTGACATCAACGGTATTGCTTATGTCCTTGGTGACTACACTGATAGGCTATCCCCACAGGGTTGGGCCTCTAAAGCTATTCAACTATATAATTACTACCAAGCTGACCGTATCGTAGCCGAGGTCAATCAGGGTGGTGACATGGTTAAGACTACCATTCATGGTGAGGACGATAGTGTATCCTACAAGGCTGTAAGAGCCTCTCGTGGGAAGTTCGCTAGAGCCGAGCCAGTATCTGCATTATACGAGAGGGGACTTGTTAAGCACGTCTCTAATCCTCCTGATGGTGCATCACTGAATGAACTTGAGACACAGATGAGAACGTGGGAGCCATTAGGTCGAGTTGGCTCTCCTGACCGCCTTGACGCTATGGTGTGGGCAATTACAGACCTTTCCTTGAACGGCTACAGTAAACCCCAACTAACCCTCGCTTATTCTAGTGCTAAGGGCTTATCTAAGTAAAAGGCAATAGACAAATGGTTAAGAAGCTCTCAGAAGCAGCCGCTAAGGCTACGTTAGGCGTAGCTGGCGACAATACACACAACGGTCAAATCCGTGCTGATGAGTTTCTTCCTGAGTTACGTGGTAAGAAGGCCATCCGTAAGTATCGTGAGATGCGTGATAATGATGCTACCATTGGTGCTGTCATGTATTCCGTCGAGCAAATCCTACGTGATGTTAACCTACATGTAACTGCTGTTAACGATAGTGATGCCGCTAAGGCTGAAGCTGAGTTTGTTAAGAGTGTTCTTGACGACATGGATCATACCCTAGACGATCACATC